GTCACTACCTCCCTAATTCAAAATTAAATAATTTACACACCTACTACCTTCCTTAAATATAATAGCCATTTCTCAGGCTCCTTCTCCAAAATCAAACCCTAATTCCCCATTACCCATAAAAACCATGGTAGTCCAATACACTACCATCAAAAACATAATAGGGCAAAAACTTGAATGATTTATCGCAGTATTACTGCGATTTGCGAAGTTATTATGATTCACCTACTCGGTATATCTAATAAATACAACCTTACTGCAGTGAAATCAACACCTGTTTGACCCATGTTGTAGTAATACCTAGGTAGAGTTATCTCCATGCTGTACTCATAGCCAACATAGATGTAGCTACCGCTGGCATCACCAGGGATATTAAAGTACGTACCACCACCATCAGTTAACAAAGTAGCAGTATTGGTATAACCAGATTCCGTACCAGCTGGTGGTACTTTCTTTAGACCGACTACATACCTAATTGTCTTGGTGGTATCAAAGTAGGTAGGTAGGTAGACCTTAGTTATGTTAGTAGTTTGATTGTATGTTGGTGCAGTAGGTGGTACCGGGGATACCATGGTTGCATCAGTTACCTCACACCATGAATCAAGGTGTGGATCAACTGCGTTACCAAAGATATTGATGAGGCCACCTGTAGTAGGTGAAAGTACTAGCTTATGTTGGGTAACCGTATACCCCTCTGTGCCACTAGTTAGGATATAAAGTACATCGTTCTGAATAGCTGTGTGGATAACATTAGATGGCAGTAACCATCTTACCCATGCAGCCATAGGACGCTCATCACCTTGCTCGTAGTACCTATGGATATACAAGTACTTAGAAGTACGACTAGAGGCTACCCACAGGCCATTCTGTGCACTACCAGTCGTATCTGTGATACCATTAGGCATCCACTCAGGAACAATCTTAGTTGTCTCTGTAACGCTAGGAGACTCTCGTTGTCCCCTAACAAAGATCTCAAATGCCCTAGACCAACTTTGGTTTTTACTGACGTATAGGACTGTAGATCCTAGATCAATAGGTTTCAGGTGACGATCACATTCGTAATTCGCAATTGTACTAATAGAGCAGTTAGCTGGAGTCCATGCACCATTCTCTGCTTCCATCAAGAACTGCTGACTATCACTAAAGAGTAATAGACCTTGTGTAACTGGTACAACTGAACGAACTGTAGCAGGTTTAATACTTGCACAGCTGAGATCAATAGGATCAGCAGCGGTAATAGTAGTAGCAGATTTGTGATAGAAGTTATAGTAGTCCCCAGCCTGGGACATGGAAACGTTATCCTCAGTCAAGAAACCAAGCCTATTGTTAAATAGGAAGATATCCTGAATAGTGTGATCTACAAAACTTGGGTGGCTGTTGGATTCATTGTCACCAACCAACCGTGGCTCCCATAGCAGAGGAAGGTTGTTAATGGCCTCTGAGCCGTCCAGGAAGGTAGCTCTAAACGTTAGCGGACTAACACTAGTACGAATCAATGCAATGGGCATTGTAGCCTCATTTACACCAGTACTGACGTTAGGTGCAACAGTCTCTTCCCAGTAACCCTTACCACTATTACCATCATCAGCAATGAACTTAAGATAGAAGTCATCCTGGCTGGCGCTAGTGTTGTTGATCTTCACTACTTGGTTATGCTTAGCTTGCTCAGGTAACCGTGCAAAGGTGTCTACTGAGTCCTGGAAGACCCGAATACTCTTACCATCAATACCTGCATTACCGGATACATCTGTATCTGAGTTAAAGGTAAGGTAGATGGTGTTATCAATAACAGTCTTGGTAGCGAAACCACTAGTAATAGCAGCAGATACACCAGCTGTAACAATAGAGATGGTTGCAGTTGGTGCAGTTGTAGGTGCTACTGGAGGTGCTGGTGAGGTATAGGTAAAGGTGGAACCACCAACCTTAACAGTATAGATAGCATCATTCTCGACACCAGTAATAACAATAGTAGCTTGACGCTTAGCATTCCAAGTTGGAGCAGCTTTAGCAGTAACTACCTTCTCACTGTTAACGATATAGGTGAAGTCGTTAATAGTAAGAGTTTTGATACTACGATAATCAGTAGCTGTGAGGTAGCTTTCGATAGAGGCTTGCTTACCAGAAGGGTATGTAACAGTACCGGCTAATCCAGTCAATAGATTCCATACTCTAATGACACCAGCAGATGTAACATTAGCGATGTACTTCTCCTGGTTATCTCTAAACATACTGAACCATGCTGTTTGATCAGCAGTATTAGCTGTTAGACTAGCAAGCCTACCGATAAACTTACCACCAGGACGCTTCAACATACCAAGTGTAATATCAGGATAGCAGTTTACAGCCTCTTTTACTTGACCCAACAGCATCTTCTCATCAGCTTGCTGGGAAACACCACCAATGAAGTTAGGTATACGTTGAGATACTGCTGTCATCGTGCAAGTGCCTTAAATGGTTTGTAACTATTGTAGAAGCCATCACCTTGTTTGAACCCAAACATAGTGTAGTCACCTTCGTTGCACTCATACTCAAGGCAGTTAGAGCGACGCCATGTTTCAAAGGAAGCAAGAGCCTGGGTAAGGTTCACATCACCCACAAGACGAATAGCACAACGTGTAGCAGCACGTGATGTAATGTAATCCCTGAAGACTTGAGGGAGATCAACGAAGTCGTAATACCAGACAACATCTACATTGTATGTCTTGGCTGTATCCCATACATCAGTATGTCCAATTTTATCATAAAGTCTACCGTTACGGATAACAGTATCATAGCTGCTATTAGCAACATTATCGCTAAGGTCAATTTGCAGCATACTACCAGTCATTGATAGATAGCCATTAGTATCAGGAGTAAGTGGGTACTCAACCTCTCGGTTAAATGTCCACCCCTCTGCCTGTACCTCCCGAGAGACTTGCATCAAGGTCTCATAAGCAATTGCAACTTCCGGGTTGATTACAGCTTCGACAGTAGAACCATCTTCATAGGTGATGGTCTGTGCCTCGATGGTGGTAACAGGCGCCTGACCAATAGACGCCAGAATTTCATTAACAGCTTGTAGCTCAGCCTGAGCGTTATTGGTATACGGCATAACAATGACGTTATATAGGAATTAAAAAAAGGGACCCTCGAAAGGATCCCCATATAGAACTAATTAAACAGCAGTACGGCTAGCGTCAAGTGCCGGAGAATCGGCCTCAACACCAGAGTAAGCAAAGCGGAGGTTCTGAGTCTCCGAGAACACGCCAGACGCATTCACAGTAGTACCGAACCCTTGACGAGTACGAGCAACTGAACGACGAACAGCATGGTTATCAGACACGGCCAGGTTGCCGTTGTCAATATAAGTGTTACCGAGTGCACCGGTTACAGTGCGGGTAGCAAAGTTAACGTTGCCAGCAGCACCATTGTTGCCAGCAGCAGTAGTAGCGTTAGCCATTGGTTAAATACCTCAGGAGCGAGCAGACTGCAGCTCGATAGCAGCAGCGGGGTTCAGAGTACCACAGCCCATAGCCAGACGACCAACGATCAGGTCACCCTGGTACATCACAGACACATCACCAGAGGTGGTCTGCACGGAGGGAGCAATAGCTTCCACAACACCAGCGGCATCCTTGTAGTAGATCAGACCACAGTGGGTGCTGAAGTTACCGGAGTAGTCGTTGTTCTCACCGTTAACGGAAGCAACACTACCAGCCAGGAAGGGCAGGTTGTTGGAACGCTTGATGGAGATACCAGCGATTTCATACAGGCCCTCACCACTGTTCAGGTTACCTTGGGAGGCACCGAAATCACGGTTGAGGATGTTGCTGTCGACTTGGCTCACCAAAGCATAGTACTGGCGAGGGCTAAGAACAGCGGTACGACCTTGCTTGGGCAGGTTCTTCTCATCGAGAATACTGGCGGCCTCAAAGAAGGCGTCAACCAGTGCTTGAGCATCATACTCTTTGGTGACACCCAGTTGGATCACAGAACCGCCGGGCTCAGGGCCAGGAGCAGCAGTGATGGGGTGAGCTTCACGAGCAGCCTTAGCAATCTGACGGAAGATCTTCTTGTCATAAGCTTCAGCCAGAGCGTGACCGATCTTTTTAGCGATCTCACTACGCAGG